AATTCTGGTACTGCCGCAACCCCGGTCTTGCCCTTCCTTTGATTGCCCTTCAATACCACGAGGTCAAGATCAACCTTGACATCCGCCCTATTGATGAGTGCTTGTGGGCTGTTGGTACTCTTAACAACGCCAAATGTTCTGGATCTGGTAAAGTCACCACTGCCTACAACCAATCTCTTGTTGCCGCTTCCCTCTATGTTGACTATGTCTTCTTGGATACCGATGAGCGCCGCAGAATGGCCCAAAACCCCCACGAGTACCTCATTGAGCAACTTCAATTCACTGGTGACGAGTCTGTCGGTTCTTCCAGTAACAAGATCAAGCTCAACTTTAACCACCCCGTTAAGGAGCTTGTTTGGGTTGTTCAACCTGACCAAAACGTTGATTACTGCTCTTCTCTTGATTGTGCTCAAACCCTTTACAACACTCTTGGTGCCCAACCCTTCAACTACACTGACGCTGTCGATGCTCTTCCCAACGCCATCCACTCTTTCGGTGGACCCGAATCTATTGCTGAGACTTCTCGTTCTTTCATCGATGCCAACGGTCTTTTCAATGACGCTGGTGCCGTTGACAATGCTACCCCCACAACCGGCCAATGGTGGTCTACTCAAGCCGGTGCTGGTGCCTCACCATACAATGCCCCCCAACTTGGTTTCGCCGGTATCCAAAACTCTGGTGTCTCTGATGCCGGTACTTTCGTTCTTGCCGAGACTTCTCTTGACATGCACTGCTGGGGTGAGAACCCTGTTGTAACTGCCAAGTTACAGCTTAACGGCCAAGACCGCTTCTCTGAGCGTGAGGGTACATACTTTGACCTTGTCCAACCATTCCAACACCACACTCGCAACCCCGACACTGGTATCAACGTCTACTCCTTCGCCCTTCGCCCCGAGGAGCACCAACCTTCTGGTTCTTGCAACTTCTCCCGCATTGATAACGCCACCCTTCAACTCGTTCTTTCCAACGCCACAGTTGAGGGTACCAAGACTGCCAAGGTCCGTGTTTATGCCACCAATTATAATGTGTTGAGAATTATGAGCGGTATGGGAGGTTTAGCATATAGTAATTGAGCGTGTTGGTTATATATGTTTATATACACTATATATTATATTAGAAGAATATTAATTTAAATACATTCATTTTATATACATTATAATATGAATGAAAATAGCCATAAAATTGAAACGGAAAAATCTGTAACCAATTATTTAACACTAAACGCTATGAAGGAAATAACTTACATAAATACTGAACTCCAATGTGGTATTATTGAATTTGGACCAAACAAACAATATTTTTTAGATTTTGATGATTTTAATAGATATGTAAAATTTGACAAAAAATTTAGTTTTATTACTACTAATGATATATATCCATCATATTGTTATAATTATAAAAGGTTCACATTATTAGAGTTTATATACAACATAAAACAAACCGATAATATAAACTATATTTTTAAAAATAGAAATATAAATGATTTAAGACATGTTAATATAGATATAAAACATAAATATTATGATATTATTTCTCAACAATACGAAGTGATTCAATATATTCAAGGACATATTAACACCAGTGGAAAAGAAGCAAATATTGTGAAAAATCCTATTTGGAAGATAAAAGAAAATAACAATGAGTATTTACTTATGTATTGTGAACCAGATACCATTTGTAAATTGTGTACTTCTTCTTATCAAAAAATATTAGATTTTGAAACAACAAACTACGATGGAAAAAAAATAACATTTTATAAACAGTCCAATGGATATATTTCATGTCATTCTGGTAATTTATATATCCATCAAGTTATTACTGGTTGTTATGGAAATGGTAAAGGAACTAAAATTATTAGTGTAGATCATATTGACCAAGACCCATTAAATAATACTTATCATAATCTACGCATTGCTACTAGAAAAGTTCAAGAACAAAATTCTAAAGGTATTAAGGAAGGAACAAAACGGGCAAGAAAAAAGGCAGCAAAGCCATTGCCAAACGGAATAAGTGAGGATATGGTTAATAAATATGTATATTATGCTGAAGATACATACGGACCACATAATAAAATAAGACATTTCTTTCGGGTATGTCATCCAAAACTAGACAAAGAACCCTCCTCATCTAAGTCAGAAAAAGTATCCATTCTGGAGAAACTAGCCCAAGCAAACAAAATCGTGGATGATTTGGAAAATGATATTTATCCTATTGTAGTAGAAAAGGTTTTACCCATGTGTGTAAGCAATAAAGATTATAGAGGAAAGCCACATTTAACTTTTGACAGAAGAGCACCAGATGGAACAAGACAAAATGTAAGAATGGTGTTACCAAAAGAATACGAGTTAGAAGAACAAATAAACATTCTTAGAGAGAAAATCAAGATTAAATACGATTACGAAATATAACTATTGTTTGGCATTCATATAAACAAATAATAACATTATGTTATCATGGAGTCTACTATCATATTAGTTATTTTTATTGTTGTAATAATTACAGTAATTATTTTCATATTATGTTTATGTATGTGTAAATGGATGATGTTGGAAGACGTCTAAGTGTCGTCGTTTTTACCATTATTTCCTTTTTTTAAGTTCGCGATAATTATTAATATTTTCAATAATTATCATGTATTACAGGATTGTTTCAATATTGTAGTATTTATTTGTGAAATTGCATTAGCTTTGATGGTTTTCTCTTTTGCTCTTTGTTTTTTGTATTCTTCGTCACCATATTTTTCTTTCAATCTGTCACGAGAAATTTGTTTTCAAAAATACATCAATAATTAAAAGCTTCCTTTTTAATTATTAAAGCAATAAGCATATTAAAGACATAACGTTAATGTATATTATAAAATGAGCATAGACATCATAAATCTTATTGAAAGCAACCCAATTACCAAGTTTAACGGTAATTATCAATCAAAATTAATAGAAAAAATCAAAAATAACTTCAATAACTATGAACAACAGATGTTTTTATCTAGTTTTTACTGTTATTTGAATTATAATAAGACCGATTTTATAATAGACTTGGATAATATATGGCAATGGTTAGGTTTTAGTCAAAAAGTAAGTGCTAAAAATTTGCTTGAAAAACAATTTATTATTAATAAAGATTATAATTTATTGCTTTACCAACAGGTAAAGCAATGTAATCAAACCAAAGGAGGTCATAATAAAGAGACATTTATGTTAAATCTAAGAACCTTCAAATTATTTTGTATAAAAGCAGGAACAAAAAAAGCAGATGAGATCCACGAATATTTTATTAAATTGGAAGAAATTTTACAAGAAGTAGTAATAGAAGAAAGTGATGAATTAAAACAGCAATTCATTCAATTAGAAGACAAAACGGAAAAGGAATTACAGGATAAACTATCCAAGCAAAAAATATTAGAACGAGAAAAAATATTATTACAAAAATACGCAACATCTGGAACCATATTTTATATAATTAAAATTAAAACCCTTGAGAACGGTCAATATATTGTAAAAGTTGGAGAAAGTAGAAGAGGTATTAAAGATAGATACGCAGAACATAAAACCCATTATGATGAATGCCTTTTATTAGATTGTTTTAGCGTCAATAAAAGCAAGGATTTTGAATCATATATAAAGGGTCATGAATTAATTAAACACAATAAAGTATGTGATTTACCAGGTCACAAAACTGAACTGGAATTATTTTTAATAGGCAAACATTTATCATATACGACTTTATTAAACATTATAACTAACAATATTAAATATTTTAATGATAATAATACATCTAAATTGGAATTAGAAATTGAACAATTAAAAACATTGATTGAATTAAAAAATAATACTAATGACAATTTATTAATACATGAATTAATCCAAATTGTAAAAACTCAATCATCTCAAATAGATAAATTAGAAAATACTGTTAATGAAGTATTACATAAATTTAATTCACAACAAACAAATTTAACAACAAGATTTAATGAACCATTAGTTACAATTGGTCCAAGATTACAAAAAATAAATCCAGATACATTAGCATTAATAAAAGTTTATGAAACTGTATCTGAAGCAATGAAAGAAAACAGTGGCATAAAAAGACCAAGTATAAATAAGGCTATTGGTGAAAATACAATTTATTGTGGTTTTCGTTGGTTACTTGTTGAGAGAAATTTAGACCCAAATATTATACATCATATTGAACCGACTGAATTAACAAAAGTTCAAAATATTGGATATATCGCAAAATTAAATATAGAAAAAAATGAAATCATCAATGTTTATTTGGACAGAAAAACAGCAGCAAATTGTAATGGGTATGAGTCTATTTCAGGATTAGATACATCAGTAAAAAACTTTACATTAACTCGTGGTTCATATTATCTATTATATAACAAATGTGATGAAGAATTGAAAACAAAATTTATACAAAAAAATAATGGCATCCCATTATTATATAAAAATGGCGTAGGACAATTCAACACCCAACACAATTTAGTGCGAGAATTTAGTTGTAAATATGAATGTATAAGAGAACTGAAAATCAGTGATAAAACATTAGCCAAATCATTGAAAAATAATATCCCATATAATAACCATTATTATAAAAAATTA